ACTATGATGGTTCTAAGAAACTTGAAACCACATCAGACGGCATAACCGTAAGTGGAAATGTAACTGCTGATGGATTAAGACTTGGTGATAGTGAATATGCTTACTTTGGTGATGGTAATGACTTGCGGATTTATCACAACGGTAGCAATAGTTTCATTGATGACGCTGGTACTGGCGATCTCTACATTCGAGCATCAACTAATCTCTACCTACAAAAGTACACAGGTGAAACGACAGCTAAATTTATTACAGATGGAGCAGTTGAGCTTTATCACAACAACACCAAGAAATTTGAAACCAAATCAGACGGCATCGACGTAACCGGAGAAGTCCAGTGTGACTCACTGGATGTTGATGGAGGCTTCAACATTGACGGCAGTAAGCTTACGTTTGACGCGACAAGCCATATCATGAAGTTTACCGATGATGCTAAGCTTTATTTTGGTGCTGGCAATGATTATCGCTTCTATCACGATGCAACAAACTCATATATTGAAAATTACACTGGTAACCTTTACATTTTTAATGCTTCTAATGACAGAGACATTCATCTCTCAACAGATGACGGCAGTGGAGGTACAGCTGATTATGTTCATTGTGATGGCAGCACTGGTGCAGTAAACATAAGCCACTACGGCAACATAAAGTTTGTTACCACCTCTGATGGCGTAAAGATTACTGGTGGACTTCAGGATAAAGATGGACAACTTGGATCTTCCGGTCAGGTTTTAAGTTCTACTGGCACTCAACTTAACTGGATTGATGCTGCTTCAGGACCTCAAGGTGCTCAAGGTGCCACTGGTGGTACAGGTCCTACAGGTCCAACAGGACCTCAAGGAAGTCAAGGTCGCCAGGGTGCTACAGGTGGCACTGGTCCTACTGGACCTCAAGGTAATCAAGGTCGCCAGGGTGCTACAGGTGGTACTGGTCCTACTGGTCCTACTGGACCTCAAGGTAATCAAGGTCGCCAGGGTTCTACTGGATCTACAGGACCTACAGGTCCTACAGGTGGCACCGGTCCTACTGGACCTCAAGGAAGTCAAGGTCGCCAGGGTTCTACTGGTTCCACAGGTCCAACAGGACCTCAAGGAAGTCAAGGTCGTCAGGGTTCTACTGGTTCCACAGGACCTACTGGACCTTCTGGATCTACTGGACCCACAGGTCCTACCGGTCCTACAGGTATAGTACAGATTGTCCAAGCGACAAAAACAAACACTTTCTCAACTACCACTACTAATAGTTGGATTGATGTTACTGGATGGTCGGCAAGTATAACACCAACTTCATCATCAAATAAAATAATGATTATTGCTACGGGCAATACAAGTCTTGCTTCTACTAATGATTTTGCATACCTTAGATTAATGAGAGGAAGTACGGCTATATACCTTGGCGACACTAGAGGTAGTAGTACAAGGTGTTCTACGGACATTTCACAGCAGACGGCTGGAACTCCTTTCCTTCTGACAGAAAAAGTTGCTATAAACTATCTTGATTCTCCCTCTACGACATCATCTACAACTTATAAATTACAAGTCAGAATGACATTAGGTGATGGGGTACTTATTGGTGGAACTTGGAGTACTAGCGATGCTAATAGAAGTAGTACACCAACAAACATTATTCTCATGGAGGTTTCATAATAATGAATATTAGACAAGCACTATTAGAACTTGCTCCTGGAGCACAGTGGACACTCAATGGTGATGAATATAGCGATCTAGTATGGAATTCTGAAGACATTACTAAACCAACCGAAGCAGCAATCACCGCAAAGATTGCCGAACTTAGTGATGCTCAGCCAATGGAAGATCTCCGCAGAGAAAGAAACCGTCTGATTGCTAAATCTGACTGGATGGCAAATTCTGATGTAACGATGTCTGATGCATGGAGAACATACCGTCAGGCATTGCGTGATCTGCCTGCTAACACTAGTGATCCTGCCAACCCAGTCTGGCCAACAGAACCTTCATAGTCCTTGAAAATCCTTGACACTCATTGACCAATAGAATATAATGACCATATATCATTTTGACTTGAATGGATTATAAGTTCAGTATTATTACACCAGCACATAAGAAGACTCCCTACCTCAAAGAACTTTACGACAGTATTGTTGCCCAGACCTATGAGAACTGGGAGTGGGTCTTGTGGTTGAACAACGCCCTCTATGAAGAAGACCTTGAGGAAGAGATTCGTAATGATGACCGTGTTGTAATTTACCGCACGGAAGACCCTTCAACCAGTGTCGGGTATCATAAACATCATGCCTTCCACAAAGGTGAGGGTGATGTTCTGGTGGAGGTTGATTCTGATGATATTCTGATGCCAGAATGTCTTGAAGAGCTTAATAAGGCATATCAGGATGAAACCATCGGGTTTGTTTACACGGATGTGATTCCATATCACATGACTGATGAGTTTGTTCCTTATAATCCTGATCATGGGTGGACCTACCATATGATGAAATGGCGGGACAAAGACCGCTATATCATGCATTCATGGCAACCAACTAGTCATGCCTTGTCTTATATTTGGTATGCTCCAGACCATGTGAGGTCTTGGAGAACAAGTATCTACCGTGATATTGGTGGACACAATGTTGACTTGGATATTTGTGATGACCACGAACTGATGATTCGTACATACCTGGTAACAGAAATGTTCCTGGTTAATAAACCACTTTATGTGTATCGCATCACAGGAGACAACACTTGGTTAGAGCGTAATCAATCAATCCAAGAAGAGACTAGACGACTTGGGCATCTGTGGTCTCAGTCTCTTGCTGAACGTGATGCTGATAAGAAAGGATTATTAAAAGTTGATATTGGTGGTGGTCTTTTTCCTCGCGCTGGATACATGACTATTGACCAAGAGGGTGCTGATATTACTTGTGATTTGAATGAAGGTATTCCTCTTCCAGACAATAGTGTTGGTGTCATCAATGCTAGTCACGTCATCGAACATTTGAGAGATCCTATCAAAACAATGAGGGAGATCCATCGTGTTCTGGTTCATGGTGGATGGGCGTTTATTGAAGTTCCTTCTACTGATGGTCGTGGAGCATGGCAAGATCCCACGCATGTCAGTTTCTGGAATGAGCATAGTTTCTGGTATTATACAAACAAGAGTAAAGCACAATTCATTCGAAATAATGACATCAGGTTCCAGGCATATCGTCTTGATACTTTTGAAATGTCACCACATATTCCTTGTGTCGCTGCTCACTTAGTTGCCATCAAAGACGATAGTTATCGTTTCCCTGGTGAACTGCATATTTGATGAATAGTTTTCCTTATGATCATCTTGTTATTGATGACTTCTTTCCATTAGATAAAGCAAGAAAATTATCTCAAGAGTTTCCTGAGTATGATAGTAATTCTTGGTATCAATACAAGAATCCATTAGAGAATAAAAAGTCTAATAATAACTGGTGGGACTTTCCTCCAGAAACTTACAAGACTTTTTGTTTTCTGAACTCTTGTGAGTTCTTGAATACTTTGCGTGAGAAGACTGGTATTCAAAAGTTATATCCTGACATTGGTCTTCATGGTGGTGGATGGCATATCCATGGTCGTGGAGGTAAATTAAACATTCACCTGGATTATTCTATTCATCCAAAGTCGGGTCTTCAAAGGAAACTAAATCTTATTGTATATCTTACTGAAGGATGGGAAAGTGAATGGGGTGGTGGTCTTGAGTTATGGTCACATAACCCAGATAATAAATTACCTTTGAGGAGAGAGAAGACTATCCATAATGTCTTCAATCGTGCTATACTATTTGATACCACACAGAATTCGTGGCACGGTCTTCCTCAACCTCTATCTTGTCCCGAGGGAGTGTATAGAAAAAGTCTGGCAGTTTACTACATGACTGACCCACCAGTCAAAGCAGATCCCAGACAAAGAGCACTTTACGCACCAACAGAAGATCAAAAAGACAACCAAGAAATTTTGAAGTTCATCCAGACAAGAGTAAAATATGGCACATCCAGAACAGCGTGAATTTATTCTGAAAGTAAAAGAAAAGTATCCAGAATTTTTCAAAGGAAAAAAAGTATTGGATATTGGAAGTTTAGATATCAATGGATCTGCTAGAGATTTTTTTGATGATTGTGATTATACAGGGATTGATGTTGGTGAAGGTAAAGGCGTAGATATTGTATGTCCAGGAGAGGAATGGGATGCTCCTGATGAAACTTATGATGTTGTTTTATCGGCAGAATGTTTTGAGCATAATCCAAATTGGTTAGAAACGTTCAGAAACATGATGCGTATGTGTAAACCTGGTGGATTAGTTTTTTTCACCTGTGCCACACATGGTAGAGAGGAACATGGAACTACTAGGACCACACCTGAAGATTCTCCTTTAACTCCTGATAGGGATTATTATAGGAATCTGGATGAAGGTAATTTTACTGATGAAATAATATTTGAAGATTACTTTGATACTTATGAGTTTGATTCGAGAACAGAGTATCCTCAAGATTTATACTTCTATGGAATACGGAGTAATGTAAGAAAATTTCAAAAATATGTTTATCTAGATTTCATGAAGGATCATTGGAGAGATCTTATCATGATGATTGAAGATAATTATTCCAAACATATTGATGAGGATGATTGTCTTATTGTTGGAGCTTGTACAGAAAGAACTGTCAAAGAAATAAAAGAGTCTAATCCTGGAGCAAAAAGATATATCGTTTATCAACTTGAACCTCTCCATGAAAATCATTGGCATACTCCTGAAAAAATCATCAGTCATATGGAAGGTGCCGATGAAATTTGGGACTACGACCCTGATAATGTGAATTATCTAAGTCGTCAGGGTATAGAAGCAAACTACAAACCATTTTTATATTCGGAGAAACTCAAGAGAATTGAGAACAAACCTGAAGATGAGTTAGATATTGATATTTTATTTTATGGAGACCAAAGTTTGCCACACAGACTTCGAACTCTTAGAGAGATTTGTAGTCCTTACGTCGGTGTTAAAGAAGAAAATTTGGTGATGTTATGGAATGTCACTGGTAAAAAGTTAGATGATTATATTTCTAGGGCAAAAGTAATTTTAGATCTTCATACAAGTGAAGAGAATAAAGTTCAGAAACAAACACGACTTTTTTATGCGCTGATAAATGGGAAGTGTGTTGTTAGTGAAAAAAGTAAATACAATAACTTCAAGGATTTAATCATTGAAGTTGAGAGAGATCAATTGAAAGATAAGTTATTTCAAGTTCTTCGTGAAGATCAATGGAAAGAATATCAAAATAATGTATCGGAAAAATTTAAAGAAATGTCTACCACAGTGGAAAGAAGTATGAATGGCATCAGTGCTAAACACTCCAGAGAAACAGCGAAATTTTACACTGATAAGGCAAATGTTCACTCATATTCTGAAATTTATGATAAAATTTTAGAACCCTTTGCTGACAAAGAAGGGTCTATGTTAGAGATTGGTGTTTACAATGGTGGATCTATGCTGATATGGCAAGATTACTTCAGTAAAATGAAAATCTATGGGTTGGATATTAATGATAATGTTCCAAAAGTCGTCTCGAATAAATTCAATCAAGATAGGATTGATTATCAACTTCTTGATGCTTATTCTGAGAAAGCACTTGAGTATTTGATGAGCAAAAATCCAGACGGATTTGACATCATCATAGATGATGGCCCACACGAAGAAGAGTTTCAATTGCTAGGATTGGACATGTATCTAAGAAATGTCAAGAAGGGAGGACTGTATATCATTGAAGATATTCAATCTTTTGAAACGGTTCCTAAATTAATTAATAAAGTTCATTCAATGTTTGATCCACAATATGGATCTAACTATCGTATATCTCTACATGATCATAGAGGAACTGATAGGAAACGATTTGATGATGTTATCATGGTTGTCGAGGTTTAATTATGGAAAGGAAAACCAAAATTGTAATGATCACGATGTTTAAGAACGAATCTAAAGTGATTCGTAGAATGCTTGAATCGTGTTATCAATATATTGATTATTGGGTTGTTCAGGACAATGGATCTACTGACGGCACAGATCAAATCGTCAAGGACTTCTTTGAAGAGAAAGGTATCCCCGGACATTACTATCAGTGTGAAGAGGGTTGGGTTGGTTTTGGTTGGAACCGAGATCATCTCCTACAAACTTGTTTGAACCATGATCATGGATGTGATTGGATTCTTAAGATGGACTGTGATGAATATCTTGAGGTTGATGATGACTTTGACTGGTCATTGATTGATGATACTAATATTCAGTCATTTCATATCACAGCAGAGAATCCTGGATGCACTTACTATCGTGCCTGGATGTGGAACGCTCGTCTTCCGTGGCACTTTAAGCATGATGTGGCACATGAATGTATTGTCTGTGACATTGAGGGAATTGGTGAAGACTTCCAGCGAGTCAATCTTCCAAGGGGTCTACGCCAAATGGGAACTTGGGATGGTGAAAGCTACGCTATACCGACCAAATATATTAGCGATTCTTTAAAACTAGAAGAGCAACATATTCGTGAAGGAACTTTACTCACCGACACGTATCACTTCTGGTATGTTGCTAAAAGTTATCTTGATGCTTCATATGCTACAGTGTTTCCTCTTGGATATGAACAACAAAAGGAATATGCCAGAAGAGCGATCTTTTACTTTAAATCTTGGATGAATCATACGATTGATTATGATGCAAAAGGATACACGGGTGGTGTAAATGAGATGGCATATTACAGTCTTTATTGTATTGGTGAGATGTATAAATTGATGGGAGAATATGAAAAGTCTATTGAAAGTTATATGTTGGCAGAACCATTCTGTAATATCAGAAATGAGCATATTGTAGGACTGGCAGAATGTTATAGGGATATTGGTGACTTTGAAAGCATGAGATATCAAACTGAACGTCTTATAGATCCAGAGCGTAAACTCCCGTTCCCACAATGTTACTTCCTGGTTAATAATAGTTTCTATATTGACTCTGGTAATTATGGGAAAGAACTTCACCAACTTGCTTGTCAAACATCATGAAGTACATTCCGGTAAGCACAATTAATAGACAACCACAGAAGACTGTTTGGGTAGTAGACAACTTCTATGCTGATCCATATGCCGTAAGGGACTATGCTCTGAAGCAGGAGTTTAAACCTGAGATTGAATATTTTAAAGGTAGTCGCAGTATTGAACAATTCTTTGTTCCTGGGACAAAGGAAGCGTTTGAAAGAATCATGGGTATTAAGATCCGTGAGTGGGAATCTCATGGGATGTGTGGTAGATTTCAATTCTGCACTTCACAAGATCCTATTGTTTATCATAACGATGGACAGACATGGGCAGCTATGTTATACTTGAATCCTGATGCTCCATACAGCACAGGAACTTCTTTGTATGCTCATAAGAATGGCGCACGAAGAACAGGTGATCCGAACTTCAATGATCAAATTTACTCTGGTGGATTTTACGACAGAACTAAATTTGATTTAGTTGATTCTATTGGTAATGTGTTTAATAGACTCTTTATTTTTGATGCTCAGAACATTCATGCAGCATCAGAATACTTTGGACAGACAAAGGAAGATTCTAGACTTTTCCACATATTCTTTTTTGATTAATGAAATTTAAGGTTTACTCAAAGGCAGGATGCCCATACTGTGTTAAAGTAAAAGAGGTTTTGAGTAGAGTGAATTGTGATTACTCAGTCAATACTCTTGACCAAGATTATTCCAGAGAAGAATTTTATTCTATTTTTGGAGAAGGATCTACTTTCCCACAGGTCGTATGTGACGGTAAAAATTTAGGAGGATGCGTTGACACCATCAAATTCCTCAGAGAAGAAAAACTCCTCTGAACTTAGCATAAATAAATCCAAGACCTGCTCCAATCGCGGAGTAGATTTACTACTTAATGGAGGGAAGAAGAGACCAAAATCGTTTCAAATAAGATTTGAAAAGATGGT